GTTAGATCCACGAACCCCGTTGTACACTTCACAACACACGTCGAACCAACGTGCATGAAAGGAATAATACGTATCCAAACGTAAAGGATCGTCTTTGGACTGCCTCCTTCCACCTGACTACTAGGGATCGGTATCACTAAATTAACTACAAGAAGTTTTAGTGACTTTATATTCTTGAACAGCTACATAATTGCTAGCACAAGAACACCAACCACCCCCAGAATTTTCAGAAGTCTAGGAGAATTAACCTCAGACAAGACGGCCAAGCCGTCCACCATAACATGGCGTACTATCCCCGTCAATCGCGTGATGCGAAGACGAACAAGGGAACCTACCCGCAAAGTGGTGTATTATAGAGATCCTCGCCTGTGTTTAACCACAAACGATCGGCAACTCCTTCCCCGGTAATATTACAAAACCGAGGGACTAAATCAACTTTTAAATCTTTTACAACGAATGTCTTCTCCTTCCAGATCTTCTGGCAAGTCTTAATTAGCCTTTCAAAGGCGCGAGTACGACACTTCTGTCGCTCCTTGGGTTTCATATCCCGAAAAATTTTACTAAGACTATTATGGCCAAAAAGGATCATTTTAATAAATTCAGGATCCTCAGACATTTCCTCATCACCTAGAGGTCGTTTACAAGAAACTGGAATAGAATCATAAAAGGCTTGAACAGGCTTCATAATAAGCCAATCAGATTCAAACTTCAAAGGTAAAGACCGGTTATTATCGGTCATTAACTTAATTTTTACCTTTTCTTGAGCATTAGGCTCACCGACCAGTCCCAAACCGCCGAAACGATTCGAAACATATTTCGGGAGACCAGACTGCTCAATTAATGATCTATTATACGACTCAAATTCTGCACGAAGCATCTCACGTAGCTCAATAGGGCTATTCTTCATGAGATCGTGCTGACGAGCCGATAAACTCTGAACTTTCAAAATAGGATTAAGATCCTCATCAGAGCAAGAACCAGATCGAGAAACACCTTCAAAAAGACCTAAGTTTATGTAGAGAACTCTAGAAAAATTGAGCTCATAGTATTCGGCAATAACCGGTTCTACAGAAACTTGTATATAGGCAAAATAGGTGTCATGAACTAAAAAACGTCGAGAATTAATTTGAATAAAATCCTTAGTATGGTAACATTTCCCCAAAGAGGGAGAAAGACCGGCTATGATACCGGTACGTTTCCATATCTCATTAACGTTATAGTTCGCTGGAAAGGCGCAATCGTCGCCATTAATTAACAAAGGAAGTTGATTTATTGTATAAGTTGTACCGAATCCGCGCTCAAGCGCTATACTACAAACAGCTAAATTTACGATGCATAAAATCGGGAATGAACTTACAGATCCCATTAACTGACCGTTTTCTTGAAACATTCTACCATAAGGGAACATATCACCAAAACGATTAGCCTCACTCATACTAAATCCAGTTAAACTTCGAATATACAACTTTCGATAACCTGGACTAAACTTAAGGACATCAGCAACGGCGTTTGCCGCAACATTACTGAAAAAGCTTTCTAAGCAATTAGTAGCGTCTTGATAGTCGCCACTCTGGAATTTACAACCAGCCCAACTGCCGAAAGTATCCTGTATAAGTTTCAAAGAAACCTCTTCGCCGAGTAATTTGAAGACCTTAAGCTTCTTCATCCGGCTATGCATATATTTTTGCAAAGGTTTCATAATAAACATGAGTAAGGGGGGACACTTAGTAATGACTCGAACTTTCAAGCTCTCTTGAAGAGCAACAGGATCTACATCTGCAGATTCTTTCAAAGTGAGTTCAAAAACTTTCTCAAAGAGACGAAGATAAGCTTCTTCAAGATTAGTGTAGTCAACCGTACAAAAACCGGGAACAACACTATTAATCTTTTCGATATAATTAATATTAACAATTGGCTTATCATCACTTGTCCATCCAACAATTTTAAATTCTTTACGCATACTTCCATTATTTAATTGATAATGTTTTTCGTCATCAGAAAGTACACGTTCCTCGTAAAAAACGAGAGAACTTAAACGTAAAAAGTGTTCATAGTCGTCGCGAGCGTCAGAATTAATCAAAACAGATTGAAGCTCAGGATTCTCAAGCAACGCTAATACACTACCGCCGTCATTACGAGATTTAATATAGTTCGCAGAAGTCGAGGGAAAGACGCTCAGAGCCGCATCTCTCAATTTAAACTCGCATCCCGTAAATATCTCAAAAACTCTACGCCGTATCTCCGACGCCAAATGTGCTTGGGAAATAGGAGAAAAACCTTTTGGTCTAATTGAAGACGACCGAATAGGTTTTCTGCTTGGAACAAAGGTCCTACATCCACGTGCGTCTTGCGCGTTCACGATGAACTCGCAGACGGAAGTCTCAGCACAACCCTCAGGTAGAGGGAAGCTCGGAAGAGATATTAAAACAGGGGGCTTTTCCCTTTTGAGGAAAACTTTCTTAATAGTTTTAGCCTTCCCTATATTACAGGATTGATCTGATGGCCGAGGAACGGCCCTCTTCACTCCATTTAGCATTGTATCAAGGAATGAATTCCATAGATCAGTTAGCTTGTCGCCAAAACGACGAATCGTTTTAAATGAAACTAGAAATCTCTCTGGGCGACTGCCAATCAACATCGCATAACTTTTCTCGCCCTTTTTCAAGGGAGTCGGTTGCTCAGTGTCAGTATGGTATGCAAAAAACGCACAAATTTTATACTTTAACAGTGGCATCCACGGATCTGGACCTTTTGAGCTTAGATCAGACATCAAACCGACATAATACGACTTAGACCGTGCAAAGAACTTATCTTGAGGCGTACCTACAAAACCATAGTAGTTGTACGCACGAAGCACAGTCCGCAGGCATTTATCTAAATTGTCTAAATCCGTATGACATTCACAAAGCAGTTCCTCTTTTTCTCTTAGAACACTGAATCTATTCTTTGTTTGAAGGAAACTGGGTTTCTGGTTTTTGGAAGTCAAAACGGATGGCGATAATAACTCCTCAGCCGTAGGAGCGTCACGATTCTTACAGTAAAAACACCTGTACGTGACTTGTGCACCAGCCTGATCCCCGAGTGGGACCAGAGTGTCTGGCACTAGTCCTCCAGAAGGAGGGCTAGCGGCCTGGTGGGGCACGGTCTCAAAGGTCATAGACTGAACCTTTGGGACCCAAGAAGCAACGAATTTC